GCTCTGTTTTTCTCAACACTAATTGTATTGGCAATGAGCTAAGTATGGTTAAGATAGTAGATATTAAAACTCGAAAAGAAATCCCCATTACTGAATTTCAGCGTGAATGGGTTGAGACCGTAGCTAACGAATCGGTTGACAATCTAGATATTGCTGATATAATGGGATTAATCGAAGGTATGGAGGCCTACCATGGCAATGAAGACTCGCAAGCGTAAAATTGTTACCCGTACCCGTAAGACTGGGGCGGCTGCTATAAACCCTGACCGTGGATACTCAGTATTCCTCAGGAATTTCCATATGGAAGTGGAGCGCAAGGATAGCTCGGCCATTGTTAAAGGACATGTGCGTAAGGCTTACGATAAAGCAACTGCCGCGGCAATTCTTAAGAACCCTGAATATATGTGGAATACACAGCCTATCGCTGCCTGGTGCTACTGGACCAGCATGTATGCTGATAAGCCCTTTGCTAAGGGAGATTTTGGTCCATGCGCCGGCGCCCTCAATGACGAGGATGCCTATAACAAGAGCACAGAATACAACAAAAATAAATTCGCAGAGCTTGCCAAGACTGGCAAGTTAATCGTACGAGAAGAAAAGAAAGAAGAAAAGAAGAAAGCTACCGTGTACACTCCTAGTATCCAGGAGCGTATGCGTGAGCAGCTTAGTGACATCATTGGTCAGTTTGAAGTATGGCTGGATGAACAGCCCAGTAAAGAACTGCCTAAGGTGTTTGAATGGCTTAAATCCAACACTGTAGCACAAGCTCATATCAGTAAGATCCGTAGCTACTATGAGCCCATCCAGGCGGAGTTCAAGATGCTTACCAGCAAGAACTGTCCGGAAGACCTGGCAGAAGGGTACAGGCACCTTAGTAAGGCTGATATCAAGCAGTATCTTGCTTGGTTTGATGCGATTTTTGCTGACCTTGATGCGTATGCTAATCTCAAGCGAGCAACACGTAAAACCCGTGTAAAGAAGACTCCCAGCAAGGAGAAGCTGATCAGCAAGCTCAAATACAAGAAAGATGACAGCCGCTTTAAGATTGTTAGCATTGACCCTGCTAAGATCCTGGAAGCTACTGAGCTCTGGGTGTTTAACACTAAGACGCGGAAGCTGGGCAAGTATGTAGCAGAGCCTAACATGACATTAGGTATCAAGGGCACCACCCTACTTTGCTACAGTGAGCATGCTAGCGTACAGAAGACACTCCGTAAGCCCGAAGAGAAGCTCAAGGAGTTTAACAAGGCCGGCAAGGTTGCCCTGCGTAAGTTTCTTGAAGATATCAACGCAGTGGAAACCAAGATGACGGGTCGTCTTAATGCAGATACAGTGATTCTTAAGGCTGTGTAACTAATATGCCATAGTGTGGATTCATATAAATACACTAGCAAAGGATCCACACTATGGCAGTTGATGTTACTACTCTCAGAAAAGATATACAGGACTACATATACCTTCGTTTAGGCGGAGATATGGTAGATGTGGAACTTGATCCAGTACATTATGATATGTGTGTCAATCAAGCCCTGCGTCGTTATCGTCAGAGAGCAGGCAACAGTGTAGAGAGTAGCTATCTATTTCTACCCATTGTTGCTGAACAGCAAGAGTATGTATTACCCAACGAGGTAGAGAGTGTACGGCAGGTATTTCGCCGCAGTGTAGGTAGCGGCAATTCTGATACAGGCACTAACTTTGAACCCTTTGAAGCAGCCTTTGTTAACACTTACCTGCTACAAGCAGGCCGTGTGGGCGGTCAAGCCACATACGAAATGTTTTATCAGTACCAGGAACTAAGTGCTAGATTGTTTGGTGGCTTTGTTAACTTTGAGTTTAATCCTGTAACCAAAACCATTACACTGCTTCGTAAGTTTAGTGCTAGTGGCGAGCAGGTTATTCTCTGGGTTTACAATGTGAGACCTGATGTTACACTGCTACAGGACAGACACGCCCAGCCTTGGATACAGGATTATGCTCTAGCACTAGCCAAGTTTACACTAGGCGAAGCTCGTAGCAAGTTCGCTACAATAGCTGGCCCACAGGGCGGGTCAACCCTTAATGGCGATTCCCTAAAGGCAGAAGGAACGAACGAGATGCAGGTTCTAGACGAAGAACTTAAAAACTACGTAGACGGCAGTGATCCACTCAGCTTTATTATTGGCTAACACACATAAACTTGTTATAATATAAACATGATTGTAGGATTAGTAGGACTTATTGGTTCAGGCAAAGGCACTATGGGTGATATGCTTATCTCAGAGGGCTTTAAGCATGAGAGTTTCGCAGCACCTCTTAAAGATGCTGCTGCTAGCATATTTTATTGGAATAGAGATTCGCTAGAGGGTGACACGCCTGAAAGCAGAGCCTGGCGTGAACGAGTAGATCCTTGGTGGAGTGAGCATTTGGGCATACCCAACTTTACGCCTAGGTTAGCACTACAACTATTAGGAACAGAAGTATTCCGTAATCATTTTCATCAGGACATCTGGATCCTGAGCATGGAAGCACGATTACGAGAAGAAAAAAACAACGTTGTAGTAACTGATGCTAGGTTTCCTAACGAAATAGCAATGGTGCGCAGAGCAGGTGGCGTTATTGTTAGGGTGAAACGGGGAGACGATCCTGAATGGTTTGACTTAGCAAAAATAAATCCCGGGGCCATGACAGAAGTTTATCCGGATATCCATGCTAGCGAATACAGTTGGTGTAGCGTAACACCTAATTATGTCATTCGTAATGATGGCACGGTAGAGGAATTGGAACGAGTAGTTAAAGATCTTCTAGAAGATCTCCATGTTGCCAGCCAGTGACACTCAGTTCATAGTTACAGTTCAAGCATACAGTTTTTAAGTTTTTTGCGTTTACATGCTGACTGTTTCTGTCTATCTGAAACACTGTCAGTTGCTCTAGCATTGCTGGCTTAAAGTCGCAACGCTCGCAATTGCTTTTCTTCCTGTAGCCCGCCAAATACCATCTAGGTGTTTTATGCGGTTGTTCTTTTTTTATTTTTTTACTACAGTTGTCACATTGTTTCCTATAGTAGGTTTTGTCATTGCGCTTGTAATTTACAGCCGCCGGGTTAAAATTACATATGTTACATACTGGTCTCATAGAGTATTTATTTGATGAACCTTTAAAGGTTGCATTGTTACAAGCCCTTTTCTAACAACCTAGGATAAATACTATAACAAATTCTTTATAAAGAAAAGGAAATTGACATGGCATTAGTTTCACCAGGTGTAGAAGTTACAGTAATTGATGAGAGCCAATATGTTCCAGCAATTACTGGAACAGTAGCATCTATTATCGTAGCAACTGCACAAGATAAAATAAGCGGATCAGGCTCAGGCACTGCCGCCGGAACAACAGCAGCAAATGCTGGTAAGACATATTTAATTGGAAGTCAGAGAGAACTAACAAATACATTTGGTAATCCAAGCTTCTATCAGACAGCAGCAGGCACACCAATCCACGGTTATGAAATTAACGAGTACGGATTGATGGCAGCATACAGCCTACTCGGTGTAAGCAATAGAGTTTACGTAACTCGTGCAGACATTGATCTAGCTGAACTAGCAGCAAGTGCAAGCCGTCCTACAGGAAATCCAACAAACAACACAGTTTGGATGGATACTGGTGTTGATACACGCTGGGGTATTTTTGAATGGAATCGCAGCACAGGCGCGTTTGCAAATAAGGTCCCAACTGTTATTACAAGCACAAATGATTTAACAGGCGGCGTTCCAAAAGCTTCAATTGGTGCTATTGGTGACTACGCAGTTGTAGCTACAAATACAGCAAACCCAACCTACTACAAAAACCGTAGTAATACCTGGGTACTTGTAGGTGGATCTAGTTGGCAGACATCACATGCAACAATCGCTGGTACAGAAGCTAGCCCAACACTAGTAACAAGCCATTCAATTGTTATCAACGGAACAACAGTTAACCTAAGTGGTACAACAGTATCACAGCTTGCTACAGATATTAATGATGAGGCAATCACTGGTGTAACAGCAGCAGTCGTTAACAACAAGATTGAAATTTATGCCACAAGTTCAGCAGCCAGTGATGGTTCCACAACAGATGGCAAAATTATACTAGCAAATGGCAGCGGCACAATCCTAACACTAACAGGTAT